CTTCTTTTTCTATGGCTGCAGGGTTATATTACCCTATAAGATTGCAATTTGGAGAAATTGGGGGAGGTGATGTATTTACATTTAATTATTCTACACCTACCATTACCAAAACTACCACCGTTACGGGTAAAGTATTTTACAACCCTTCTACTAATAGTTTTTAACGGTCTCTGTTACTATAAATAAACGAATAACGATAATTTCCAACCACAAGGAAAAAAATGTCCGGTCCAACTTTAAATTTCCCATCAAGCCCGAATACAAATGATACCTATTCCTTTGGGGGAAAAACATGGGTGTTTAATGGTTCTGCATGGGCTCTCCAATCAGCTTCATTAACCACAACCACAGTAACAGAAGGTACCAACCTTTATTTTACTAATACACGTGCACGTGATGCAATTTCAGTCGCAGGTGCTGGTTCTTATGATAACACTACTGGAGTTATTACAATTACCGGTGGTGTTACCTCGGTTGGTGGTGCAACAGGTGCTGTATCTAATGCTCAATTGGCATCTGGTATTACAAGTTCTGGTGTTCTTACAACAGGCAATGTTGCAGAGGGAGTAAATCTTTACTTCACCACAGCAAGAGCCCGCAATTCGATTGATGCTACAGCCGGTGGTCCAATTACCTACAATGCAACGACAGGTAATGTTGCATTAAGCACATCTGGTGTTACAGCTAACACATACGGTGGTGCTTCTCAAGTTCCAGTTATTACTGTTGATACATTCGGTAGAATTACTTCTGCCGCTAACGTCAGTGTTGCAGGTGTTTCAACATTTACCGCTTCTGGTAATACATTTACAATTGGTACTGCCGATGGTGGTTCATTCTCTGCAAGTATTCAACCTAATTCTGTAGAACTTGGTAGAGATACTACTGGTGCATATGTTGGCAATTTGGTTGCTGGTACTGGTATTACAATTTCCGGTCTTGGTAACGAAGGTGCCACACCTACAATTAATAACTCTGGTGTTCTTTCTGTTAATGGTCAGACAGGCGCTGCAACCGGGTTTGCAACTACTGCGAACTCATTAGCACAGTTTGCCTCAACAACCTCTGCTGAAATTAGAACCCTAGTTTCTGATGAAACCGGTTCTGGTTCTTTAGTATTCTCTGATAGCCCAGTATTGTTGACGCCAAATATTGGTACACCTTCTTATGCTATATTAACTAACGCTACTGGTCTTCCAGTATCAACTGGTATCTCTGGTCTTGGTACTAATGTTGCAACTTTCTTGGCAACACCTTCTTCTGCTAATCTTGCGGCCGCGGTCATCGATGAAACAGGAACAGGTAATATTCTGTTCTCTAACTCACCAGTTCTGGTAACACCTAACGTTGGTACACCTTCTTATATTAACTTAGTAAATGCTACAGGGTTAAATATAAGTGCTATTTCTGATGGTCTTAATGCTAACGTTGCTACATTCTTAGGTCAAGTATCTACCAGTGCTAACTTAGCAGCTTTAATTACTGATGAAACCGGTACTGGTGCATTGGTATTTGGTACAAGCCCTGCAATTACTACATCATTAACTACACCTAGTGGGTCTTTTGACTTAGTCAATACAAATGCTACTACAGTTAACTTTGCCGGCGCTGGTACTACAGTTAACATTGGTGCTGCAACTGGTAACACTAACATATTAAACAATATGGTTATTGCTGGTAACTTGCTCGTTCAAGGTACTACAACAACCGTATCGTCTTCAACATTAGATGTTGCAGATAAGAATCTTACACTAGCAAAAGGTTCAGTTTCAAGCGCAACCTCTGATGGTGCCGGTATTACAATTGATGGCGCTGGTGCAACATTAAACTACGTACACGCCACTACTGCATTTACCTCTAGTCAAGATGTCGATCTTGCTTCAGGTAAAGTATATAAGGTAAATAATAACCAGGTATTGAGCGCAACAGGCCTTGGAACTAACGTAGTTAATTCTAATTTGACATCAGTTGGTACTATTACTACTGGTGTATGGAATGGTACTGAAATTGGTACTGCTTACACAGCTGCCAAGGTTACAGCAGTCAACGGTAGAACTGGTGCAGTTACAGGTCTTGGGGAAACAGCTAACGGTCTTTCACAATTTGCCTCAACAACATCTGCTGAACTTGCTACTCTAATCTCTGATGAGACTGGTACAGGGAGTGTTGTATTCTCCAATTCTCCAGTCTTAACTACACCAAATATTGGTACGCCAGGTTATGCTACGCTAACCAACGCAACTGGATTACCAATCAGTTCTGGTGTCAGTGGTCTAGGTGCTAACGTTGCAACGTTCTTGGCAGATCCAACTAGTGCAAAACTTGCATTTGCCATGACCGATGAAACTGGTTCTGGTAATATTGTGTTTAGTAACAGCCCAGTTCTAATAACACCTAATATCGGTACTCCTTCTACAGCAATTCTGACAAATGCAACTGGTTTGCCAATCAGTACTGGTGTATCTGGTCTGGGTGGTAACGTTGCAACCTTATTGAGCGGTGAAGCTAAGACAGGTGTTATCGCTACAACATACGGCAGTGCTTTAAACATTCCTGTTATTACTGTTGATGAATACGGTAGAATTTCTTCTGCTGCCAACGTAGCCCTTGTATCTGGGGTATCTTCTGTCGGTGGAGCAACAGGTGCTGTATCTAATGCACAATTGGCCGCTGCAATTACATCCTCTGGTGTATTGACAACTGCTAACGTAGCTGAAGTTACTAACTTATATTTTACTAATGCAAGATCTAGACAATCTATAACAGCCGGTACTGGTATTACATATGATACCGCCAATGGTGTTATCTCTGCATCTGGAACTTATACCGATGCTAATGCAAGAGCTGCATTATCAATATCTGGAACTAAGGGTGCTTATAATAGTGGTACTGGAGTATTTGATTTTGCAAATATTGCTAACGTTACCGTATCTGCAAGTGCTCCTAGTTCACCTAATTTTGGTGATCAATGGATTGATGCAGATGATGGTAAGACATATTTGTACTTCAACGATGGATCAAGCTCCCAGTGGGTTGAACAAGCCTCTGGTACAATTGTTAGCTCATTGGTAGAGTCAGTTGGAGGTTCAACTGGTGCAATCTCTAATGTAATGCTTGCAACTGCATTGACTGGACAGAATATTACGGTTGGTAATTTAATTCCTTCAGGTAATTTAATTCAAAGCCTGGGAAGCCCAACTAATCAGTTTAAAGATCTTTATCTAGCTGGTAATACTATTCACCTGGGTGGTTTGCAGCTTACAAACAATGCCGGGGGCTTGTCGGTGGTAACGCCAAGCGGATCCGGAGCTGGTGATCTAACAGCTGGTAATGTTACTGTTAATGGGAACTTAATCGTTCTTGGCTCGACAACTACAGTTTCTTCTACGACCCTTGAGATTGCTGATAAGAATATTACAGTTGCCAAGGGTGCTGCTGATAGTGCGGCCGCTGATGGTGCTGGTATTACCGTTGATGGTGCAAGTGCTACATTCAATTATGTACATGCTAATACATCTTGGACATCTAATCAAGATCTTAACCTTGTTGCTGGTAAGGTATTTGAGATTAATGGTACGAGTGTGCTGAGTAATACTACTTTAGGTTCTGGAGTTACAGCATCTAGTTTGACATCATTTGGTAATAGCCCAACATTGGTTACGCCAGCTCTCGGTACTCCAAGTGCTATCGTACTAACTAATGCGACTGGTACAGCTAGCGGACTGACTGCTAATATTGCTAATTTCATTAATGTTACCGATGATACAACAACTAATGCAACTAGGTATCCTATTTTTGCAAATGGAACTTCTGGAGCAATTACTGAACAAGTATCAAGTACTAAGTTATTCTTTAATCCATCTACTGGCTTGTTAACATCTACTGATTATAATTCTTCATCAGATAAGAGATTGAAGAAGAGTATTAAGACAGTTGGGTCTGCCTTGGATAAGGTGGGAGCACTTCGTGGTGTTACCTTCACATGGAAAGACAGCAACACACCTGCAATCGGTATGATTGCCCAGGAAGTTCAAGAAGTCTTACCTGAAGTGGTAACAACAGACGATGATGGTTACATGGGTATCAAGTATACCAACGTGATTGGTGTTTTGGTTGAAGCTATTAAAGAATTGAAAGCTGATTTCGAAGCCTACAAAAAGACACATCCTTAATACGTTATAAATATATCAGGGAGTTAATAAAATCCTCCCTGATTTTTTTTGAAAGAATATGGCTTTAAATTTCCCTTCAGCGCCGAGTGCTAATGCAACCTATACGTACAGTGGTAAGACCTGGACTTATAATGGCAATGCATGGGCTCTAGCATCTAGTACATTAAGTACCAGTGTTGTTCCAGAAGGTAGTAATTTATATTTTTCTAATGCGCGGGCAACTGCTGCAGTCATAAATTCTTCATTAAGTAATGTTACAGTTACAGGTAATGTGGTTACCGGTAACGTTATAATTTCAACCAGCGGGGGGGTACAATTCTCCGATGGTTCTACCCAAACAACTGCTGCTGGTGCCAGCGCTATAGGTTTTACAAATAGTACGGTAACTGCTTTTCCAGGTAGTTCTGGAAATACCGATTATGGAGATTTGACCACCAGCGCTACTGATGCATTTAATGTCCCCCTATCTACAGCCTATGACTGTATGGAGCCCCGGGGTAGTACTACTACAGTAGATTTGGCAGTGTTATAATATACGGAGCAATTAATGCCTACACAAGTACAATTTAGACGCGGAACAACAGCTCAGAACAATAGCTTTACAGGAGCTGCCGGTGAGTTGTCAATCAATACCAGTAACAGTACTGTTCGTGTTCACGACGGATCGACAGCAGGCGGCTCAGAATTAGCTACCGTATCATATGCCTCTAATGTAACTAACTTCAGTACCGGAACTTTAAGCACAGCAAGATTGGCAGTCTCAGGTGTCGCTGCTGCTACATACGGTAACGCTACCCTTATCCCTTCTTTTACCGTCGACACATTCGGTAGAATTACATCTGCATCCAACGTTGCAATTTCTGCAACCGTGGCAAACACCAATATTACCGGTCTTATTACCAGCGCTCAAATTGCAAGTGTTGCCAATACTCAAATCACTGGTAATATTACTGCCTCGCAAATGGCACCTACCGGTGTTACTGCAACCACATATGGTGGTGCATCAAGTATTCCTGCTATCACCATTGATGCACAAGGTAGAATTACCGCAGCTTCTAACGTAGCCGTTACCGCAGGGGTCACCACTGGTAAATCAATTGCTATGGCCATTGTATTTGGCGGATAAATATAAATATAAGTAAATCAGAGGTTATCAAATGACAACTCTATCGAATATCATCACACCAACAAATATTGTTACTGCGTCAAGTGTTACCACTTTGACAAACAAGACTATTGGTGTAACCCAGTTAAGTGGTGCTGTCGCTATATCCAATGGCGGAACCGGACAAACTACCGCAACTGCTGCCCTCAACGCCCTAGGGGGCGCATCGACCGGAAAATCTATTGCCATGGCTATAGTGTTTGGCGGTTAATTAATCATTAATGACATCAAGGAAATTTTAAATGGCCATCCCTAATATCGTCAACGTTAGCAGTATCCAGGCAAAAAGCTTTGGTAACACACTAACAACCTCCAATGCTCTGGTACTTGTAAATGGTGCAAGCTCTGGTAACTGTATTAAGATCAATAACATTGTTCTTTCTAACTACAGCAATACCGCAACCACTGCTAACGTGGAATACAACAGAGCGGCTGCCGGCACCGGTACAGCCACTTTCTTAGTATCCCAGGTATCTATTCCTTCTGGCGCCTCGTTAATTGTCACAGACAAGTCCACAGGTTTCTACATGGAAGAAGATACGAGTATTAAAGCAGTTGCGGTTGCAGCAAATTCAATACAAATTTTTGTATCCTTCGAAGTAATCAGCTAATTCTAATATGTCTAAAAGACTTGGTGGATACATATCTACTGCATTTAATGGCCTGAACACTGCACCCCCGACATTGGAATACCTTGTCGTGGCTGGCGGAGGTGCGGGTTTAGGTGCGGCTTCTGGCGGTGGTTGGGCTGGGGGTGGTGGTGGTGGGGGGGGTCTTTTAACAGCCACTGGATTTGCTGTAACTATTGGTTCAAGTATTACTGTAACCATTGGAGCTGGCGGTGCTGGCGTTTCAGATGGAAATGTTACTGCGGCTTCTGGTTCTAATTCAGTTTTAGCGGGAACTTCAACTATTACTTCTATTGGTGGTGGAGGTGCTGGTGGTTGGAATACTTCTACTGGTGCGTCAGGTGGTTCTGGAGGTGGGTCTATTGGCTATGGGATTGTGTCGGGTGGTGCAGGAACATCTGGACAAGGTTTTGCTGGTGGAGGAAATACCGAAGCAGGCTATGGCAGTCTTGGAAATCCATGCGGTGGCGGGGCTGGTAGTGCTGCAATAACAGGTACAACTAGCGTAATGCCAATGCCTGGCACAGGTTTGGCATCTTCAATTACTGGTTCACAGGTGTTTTATGCTGGCGGTGGTCAAGGCGCACCTTTAACCACACAAATAAGTGTTGCAGGTGGTGGTGGTGGTCAACCTAATCCACCATCTACTGCAGTTGCAACATCTGGGTTTGCAAATACGGGCGGAGGTGGTGGTGGAAATCGTAGCTCTCCTACTGTGGGTGGCAATGGCGGCTCTGGAGTGATTGTTCTACGCTACCCATCTTTTTACGCAGCTGCAGCATCTACAACAGGAAACCCTGACACATATATCACTGGCGCCTGGCGCGTCTATCAATTTGTAGCCTCTGGCACAATCACATTCTGAGGTTTTAATGGCAACAGGTAATTTTACTCTCAAACAAGTTAACCAGGCAATTGCCCAGGGTGCATGGTCGGGTTACATCGCCCCTAGATGGGTTGAGTATCTTGTTGTTGCTGGCGGAGGTTCTGGCGGCGGTTTAAACGTTGGCGGTGGCGGCGGTGCTGGGGGATTACTAACAGGCATGGTTTCTGTTGCTGTTGGTACTTCTTATACAGTTACTGTCGGTGCTGGTGGCTCTGCTGTAACTACAGGTGTAGTTGGCAATAATGGTTCGTCTTCTGTATTTGGAAGCATCTCTACAACAGGCGGCGGCGGCGGTGGACACGGAGTTCCTCCAGATAATGACCAAGCTGCTTTGAGTGGCGCAGCGGGTGGCTCTGGAGGCGGCGCTGGCGCGTGTGATACCGGCGTTTCTGGTGTTGGCGGCGCTGCGGTTACTGGGCAAGGAAATATTGGCGGTAATGCTATAACAGCTATTGCATCTGGTGGTGGAGGAGGGGCAGGGACAGTAGGACTTTCAGCGCCTAGTACGACTAAAAGTGGTAGCGGCGGTGCGGGTATTGCATCTTCTATTACCGGAACAGTAACCACTTATGCAGGTGGTGGTGGCGGTGGTGGTAACGGTGCGACTAATGCTGTTTCAGGTGTTGGCGGCGTTGGCGGTGGCGGTACAGGTGGTTTTGGTGCTAATGGTGGCCCTTGGGGTGCTGGTGTATCGGGAACTGCCAATACTGGTGGTGGAGGCGGTGGTCAAGGTGGTTTTAATCCATCTTCCGTATACCCATCAGGCGCAGGCGGTTCAGGCATCGTAGTAGTTAGATACCCAGGTAACGTTCAATTCTTCACCGGTGGTGCAATCACATACGTCAATGGTTATATCGTCCACACATTCTTTGCATCAGGTACATTAGCTCCAACAGCACCAGCAGTTGTTGCAACTGACTATCAGATTTCACGCAGTTTGCGCTTTAATAGCGTAGACTCTCCTTATCTGAATCGTACTCCCGGAAGTGCAGGAAATCGTAGAACATGGACATGGAGTGGTTGGGTCAAACGCACAGCATTTGGTGCTAATGGTACCCTCCTTGCTTGCGGTACTTCTTATTCAGAAACCGGGCAGATGGCTATAACTTTTTCTACCGGTGGCGGAAACGACACAGATTGTTTAAATCTCACAACAGGCGAACAAGTTTTTAGACGATCAACTAATCAATTGCGGGACCCATCTGCTTGGTATCATTTGGTTGTAGCGTTTGATACAACACAATCAAACGCATCAGACAGAGTAAAAATGTATATTAATGCTGTTCAAGTTACATCATTTGTGTTAAGCAATAACCCAGTACAAAATACTGAATACGGTATTAATCAAGCCGCTCTTCATCATATAGGTGGAAATACAGTAACGGCAGATACATATTTAAACGGCTACCTGACCGATGTACATTTCATTGATGGCCAGCAGTTAACCCCATCATCCTTTGGTGCAACCAACACCAACACAGGCGTATGGGGACCGAAAGCTTATACGGGAACGTATGGTACAAATGGCTTCTATCTGAACTTCTCAGACAACAGCAACACCACAGCAGCTACATTGGGTAAAGACTACTCAGGTAACGGCAATAACTGGACACCCAACAACTTTAGCGTGACTGCGGGTGCGGGTAACGACAGTATGGTTGATGTACCTACACCTTACGGAACTGATACTGGCGCGGGTGGAACTGTCAGGGGGAACTACGCTACGTTTAACCCATTGCGTTTTGGAACACTTACTAGAACGTTTACAAATGGTAATTTGGCGGTAGCTGGAACCGCTAGTAATATTGCAACAACAGCAACCATAGGTGTTTCTAGGGGCAAATGGTATTGGGAGGTAACGGCAACATTAGTGAATGAAAGCAGGTTTATTGTTGGAGTTGCAGATTCTACTTGGTTTATATCAGACCTAGGTGAAACGATATATAGCTACGGATACATTGCTGATGCACGAAAGTACAACAATAACACAGCTTCATCATACGGGGCATCATACACAACAAACGATATCATTGGTGTTGCCCTCGATATGGATGCAGGTACGTTAACTTTCTACAAAAACGGCACATCTCAAGGTCAAGCGTTTTTAGGAATTACGCAAGAAATGTTCCCCGCCATTGGAAGTACTGGTGGGCCTACGTCTCAATCTGCTGTAATTAACTTTGGTCAACGCCCATTTGCCTACACAGCCCCAAGTGGCTTCAAAGCACTTTGCACACAGAACTTACCTGCTCCGACAGTTGGATCAAGTCCAGCAACTTTGGCGTCGCAGTTCTTTAATACAGTTTTATGGACAGGTACGGGAACTCAGACTCGCTCTATAACCGGTCTTGATTTCCAACCTGACTTTACTTGGATGAAAATCCGGGCTGATACCCCTCAAGACAATCAGCTATATGATGCAGTACGGGGAGCTGGTCCCGGGAAGAGTCTTGCTACAAATACAACCGCAGCCGAAGGATCGATTAATGGTTTTCTAGACTCTGATTACGGTTATCTTTCATCATTTGATTCAGGTGGTTTTAGCGTCAACGATGGGGCTGTAGCTACGACTGGTGGCTATGTCAACTTCAGCGGTCGTACCTATGTTGCATGGAATTGGAAAGCTGGTAGTTCTACTGTATCCAATACAGCAGGTACAATTACCAGCCAGGTAAATGCAAATCCTACAGCTGGCTTTAGTATTGTAACCTATACAGGCAATTCTACTGCAGGAGCAACAAGAGGTCATGGACTGAATGCATTACCTAAAATGATGTTTATTAAGGGTAGAGCTGGTACATATGGTGTTGATAATTGGCACGTCTACCATGCTTCTCTTCCCAATACCCAAGGTTTTGTATTAAATACAACCGGAGCGGCTATTACTTCAGAATATTTTTGGAATAATACCAGCCCTACACCAACATTGTTTACTACCAACCTCGGATCTAGTAATAATGATAGCGGAACAACCTATGTTGCCTACTGCTTTGCTGAAATAGCAGGATTTTCTGCGTTTGGCTCTTACACAGGCAATGGTTCTGCTGATGGGCCTTTTGTGTACACAGGCTTTAGACCTGCATTTGTGATGGTCAAACGATCTTCTAGCAGTGGTACTAACTGGCAAATACTTGACACTAAACGCTCAACTTACAATGTGATGGCAGATTATTTGTACGCATCTGCAACTAATACTGAAGGTTATGACACTGGTGTTGGCATTGATTCTCTGAGTAATGGCTTCAAAATTAGAGGCACAGATGGAAATACAAATACAAGTACTGCCACATACGTTTACATGGCCTTTGCTGAAACCCCATTCAAATATTCACTTGCAAGATAATAGGAAAAAATAATGTACGCACTTGTAACACAAAATAACGAAATCACCCAGATCGGTGAACTTCAGACGTTGTTCCCAACCAACGGCTTTGTATGCTTCACAGCATGGAGCCAAGGAAATTATTGACGGCAACCGTGAAGATGAACGCTTTTATTGGGTAACCTTTGGTAGCTACTCTGTTGGTGACACCTACGTTACCCGCAATTACGTAAACACAGCCAAGGCTTTGGAAGACAGGGCAGAAGTCAAAGAAGACAACACACCATTGTATGTCCAGGTCTATGATGCTGCAACACAGACTATGGTTGATACGACCGAACAGGTCATTACCAAAGGTCTTAAGTCACAGTATATTGCACAGTTTAAACAGACTGCTAATTCTAGACTTGCACCAACCGATTGGATGGTTATTAGAAAAGCCGAGAGAAACGTGGCAATTCCAACGGAAGTAGCCGATAATAGAGCAGCTATTCTGGCCGAATGCGATCGATTGATTGCCGCTGTGACCGCAGCCTCCGATATGCCAGCTTTTATTACCGCAGTTCAATCTGCCAACTGGAGTTAATTAATGTCCTCATACTTGGGCGGTATTGTTTCGTCAACCTTTGATGCCCTTGGTGGTACCGTAACCGCTGTTGAATACTTGGTGGTTGCTGGTGGTGGTGCGGGAGGTGGTGGTTCTAATGGCGCTGGTGGAGGAGGTGGTGCTGGTGGTTTATTAACGGCGGCTGGTTTTGCTGTTACGGCTGGCACTGCATTGACTGTTACTGTTGGTGCTGGAGGAGCCGCCGCCACAAATACTCGCGTAAGCGGTGTTAATTCGGTTTTTTCATCTATTACCTCTATTGCTGGAGGCGGTGGCGGTGTGCGCTCTGTTTCTGGTCAAACTGCTGGCGCAGATGGTGGCTCTGGCGGTGGTGGAAATATGGATGGGTCTGCTGGCGGCTCTGGGACAGCTGGTCAAGGTAATGCTGGAGCCGTTGGAAATGCTTCTGTTGGCAACGGCGGTGGCGGTGGAGGTGCTGGCTCTGCGGCAATTGAAAGCTTAATTACTAGACAAGGCGGTAATGGCGGTACTGGACTTTGTTCTACTATTACTGGTAGTCGAGTTTTTTACGCTGGAGGCGGCGGAGGCGGTGCAAACAATTTTGGCGGTTCAGGGAATGGTGGACTAGGCGGCGGCGGAGGCGGGGGCAATGGAGGCGGTACTAGCGGTGTTGCTCAAGCAGGAGTCGCTAATACTGGAAGCGGTGGCGGCGCTGGAGATAATGCTAATACCACTTTTGGTGCAAATGGCGGCTCTGGCATCGTAATCATTCGTTACCCCTTCAATCAACCAGCACCCAAGGCAACAACAGGAAACCCTCAGGTCAATTATGCCGATGGTTATCAGATATATACATGGACGTCTTCCGGGACAGTTACTTTTTAAGGAAAATTAAATGGCACATTTTGCAAAAGTTGAAAACGGTATTGTTACCCAGGTCATCGTTATTGATCAAGAAACATTGAATACCGGGAACTGGGGAGACCCATCTTCTTGGGTTCAAACCTCTTATAATACCCATGGAGGTCAACACCCCGAAGGTAGACCCCTTCGTAAGAATTATGCAGGGATCGGTTACACATACGATACCGGTCGTGATGCATTTATTCCTCCTAAGCCCTTTGCATCATGGGTTCTAAATGAGACCACATGTCAGTGGGATGCTCCTGTAGCAATGCCTACAGACAACAAGATGTACAGATGGGATGAAGCAACAACTTCATGGGTTGAAGTAACCACAGGAGCCTAATATGGCCCAGTATTCAGGTGTCTGGACTCTATCCCAGGTAGCCCAGGCCGTTAAAGACAACAACTGGACAGGTATTCCACCCCAGAATGTGGAGTACTTGATTGTTGCTGGTGGAGGCGCTGGTGGTGATTCAAATGGCGGCGGAGGTGGCGGCGCTGGTGGATTGCTTGCTGGCTTCTCAGGCGTAACTGTTGGCACTCAGCTTTGGATTACTGTTGGCGCGGCTGGTGCGGCATCAAGCGGAAATGCAGGTGGTAATGGTGGTAATTCTGTTTTACTTGCCACATCATCGGGAGCAACCACAGGTAATATTGTTGCTACAGGAGGCGGTGGTGGTGGTGCTGGCGTAAATTCAACTACCGCAAATGGAAAAACAGGCGGGTCAGGTGGTGGAATTGGCAGAGATTACACATCTGTAACTGCAACTGGTGGTAGTGGCACTTCAGGTCAAGGAAATGCTGGAGGAAATGGAAATTCTGCTGGTCAAAGCGGAAGTGGAGGCGGTGGCGCTGGGACTGTTGGATTAAACGCCCTAACTCAAATTTCATCAGGTATTGAAAATCCATCAGGAAATGGTGGTGCTGGTATAGCTTCTAGCATTTCTGGAACTGTAACAACCTATGCTGGTGGTGGGGCTGGTACTGCTTACACTACTGGTTCGCAAGCAATAGGTGGTGTTGGAGGTGGTGGCAATGGTGCAAATAGGAGTTTATCTGCAACTGCTGGTGGCACTAATACAGGTGGTGGCGGTGGTGGCGGTGGAACTTCTGGAACTTGGGCATCTCTTGCTCAAGCTGGCGGTAGCGGTATCGTCATTCTTCGTTATCCATCTACGTTTAGAGCAGCCTTATCTACTACAGGTTCACCAACTGAATCGGTAGTAGGGGGATTTAGAATTTACTCGTTTACATCTTCTGGATCTATTACATTCTAATACAATTCAATGTAATAACTGCAAAGGGCCTCAGGGCCCTTTCCTTATAAATATACCATATAAATTAGGAAAGATACAATGTCTTCACCTTCATCCAGACAAAACCTTATAGATTATTGCCTTAGATCGCTAGGCCACCCCGTACTTGAAATTAACGTTGATGACGATCAACTAGAAGATCGTGTTGATGAGGCTATACAGTTCTACAGAGACTTTCATTATGACGCGGTTGAGGCTGTATATCTCAAAGAACAAATTGCGGCTTCATTGATTCAGATTACAGGTGTTAATGCTGCATCTTTTTCTATTGGTGAAAAAATCACAGGTGCCTCTTCCGGTGCAACTACATTTGTGCATGCCAACGTTTCAGCTAACCGGGTTAATGTTAAGAATACTGTAGGTACTTTTACTGCCGGAGAAACAATTGTTGGAGCCTCTTCAGGTACCTCAGCTACTCTATCTACAATTACTCTTGGTAATTTTGATAACAAGTATGTCACCTTAAATGATTCCGTACTAAGTGTTGTAAGAACGTTACCGTTATCAAGTAGATCAAATAGTATTAGCTTCTTTGATGCCAAGTACCAGTTAATGCTTAACAACATACAGTCTTTAACTAATACTGATATTCAGTACTTTACGATGTTAAAGATGCATATTAATTTGATTAACGACCTTATGACAGGACAGAAGCCTGTTAGGTTTAATCGTCATATGAATAGACTGCATATCGATTTAACCTGGGGTGATGGCGGCGATCTGGCTATCGGTGATTACATTATTATTGAAGCCTATCGTTCACTTGACCCTGATACGTATACCGATGTCTACAATGACGGATTTTTAAAAAGATACACTACTGCTTTAATTAAGCGTCAATGGGGTATTAATCTTAAGAAGTTCGAAGGCGTACAATTACCAGGTGGAGTAACGTTGAATGGTCAAAAGATCTTTGATGAAGCAATGGAAGAGATTACAGAGTTAAAAGCAGAAGTTAAATCTACTTACGAACTCCCTGTAGACTTCTTTACAGGTTGATAATGTTTATAGCTTATCTCATCAGCCCACCTATGGATTATACCATCAAGGCAACAACTAATCCACGTGGATATACCGAATAATGGCAACCAACTTTTTCTTCCAATCTGGTATACCTGGAGGTAGATCTTCTGAGCAAATGCTCATGGAAGATATAATTATCGAATGTTTAAAAATATACGGGTTTGACACGTACTACATACCTAGAAAATCGGTAAATGAAGATGACATTCTGGGAGAAGATGTACTTAATAAGTACTCATCGGCTTATCCTCTAGAGATGTACATGCAGAACGTTACCGGGTTTGAAGGTGATGGGGACTTGATGTCAAAGTTTGGGGTTGAGATTAGAGATACCGCAACCTTTATTGTATCCAGAAGAAGATGGGATGAGGTAATTGCAAGATCTGGCGATGCTGTTCTTACTACAAGACCGGCTGAAGGCGATATAATTTACTTTCCATTGACCAAGGCATTCTTTGAAATTAAGTTTGTTGAGTCAACCGACCCTTTCTTCCAAGTTGGTAAATTATACGTCTATAAACTCCAATGTGAGTTGATGCAGTACTCTTCTGAGATCTTTGATACAGGGGTATCTGAGATTGATAATATTTCAGCTGATAGGTCTGCTGACATTAATGCATTTAACTTACTGCTTGAGAGTGGAGATAGAGCGTTACTGGAAGAGTATAGTCCGGCTGGAATTATTCTTCAATCATATAACATGAGTACCATCTTCCCTAACGTTGATAATGAAGATTTTAGAGGCGAGATTTCCGTGTTGGACTTCTCCGAGAGAAACCCATTCGGAGAAATAAATGTTTGATAAATTTTATTGGGGAACAATACGAAAGTCAATTGTGGCTTTTGGTAATATGTTCAATAACATTCATATTGATAGACTAGACTCAAGTGGTAATATTACTCAGACCCTTCGTGTTCCTTTGGCATATTCCCCTAAACAAAAGTTCTTAGCTAGAATTGCCGCTCAACCTAATTCGTTTGAACAAAACTTTCAGACCTTTTTACCTAGACTAGGGTTTGAGATGATTAGTTTGACATATGATCCTAATAGAAGAGTCAGTCTGGTTCAGCAGAATAGAGCATTAAACGGTACGTCAACAACTTCCTTGAATGCTCAGTACGCACCTACACCATATAACATTGCTATGACTTTGTATGTGTATACAAATC